CTTATGGTACAGGCAGAGTTGCTGGCACAGTATTACCTGCTATAGGAATGAGCAAAGCAATAGGCACAATTCCTAGCTTTTCAAAAGTAAATCCTTATTTGCAAGGTGGTGTAATAGGTGCTGGTACAGGTGCAGTATCAGGAGCTTTACAGCCTGTAGAAAGCGGTCAAACAGGTCAAGAAATGTACAATGAAATGGGTAGAAATGCTCGTACAGGTGCATTAATTGGCGCTCCTCTTGGCGCTGCTGCTCCTGCTGTTGGTCAATTAATTGATAAAGGCTATAGAGGTGCAAAATCTTTAGTTGAACCATTTTTTGAAAAAGGTCAAGAAAAGATACTTGGTAAGTTTTTGCGTGAAATGTCCGGAGGCGAAGAAGCCAAAGCAATGCGTAATTTACGCAACGCCAAAGAGCTAGTGCCTGGTTCTCAACCTACTGCTGCTGAAGTTGCTGGTGTTCCAAGCCTAGCAGCATTAGAGCGTACAGCTATTGCTACTAGCCCTACTGCTGGAAACCTAATGGCGCAACGACAAGCCCAAAACGCACAAGCACAAGCAGATGCGTTACGCAGTATTGCTCCAGCAAGTCGTACATCTAAATATGTAGATTTTAGAGAACAAGTTGCCGATGACCTTTATACAGACGCTTTAAAACCATTAAATTTAGGCAAATTAAACAAAAAAACTACTGCTGAAATTACAAATTTAATCAACCGACCAGCTATTAAAAATGCTATGGAATCAGCAAAAGAAAATGCTGCAAACCGAGGCATGGACATTGCTGATCCTGCTGGTTCTATGCGTGGTCTACATGAAACCAAAATGGCTTTAGATAGACAAATAAAGACTGTAAAAGCTAAATTAGATCGAGATAATGCTGGTTCAACAAGCTCTGAATTAGACGGTCTAATGAACGCAAAAACTGGTTTGCTTAATTTTATGGAAAAAATTAGCCCTACATACAAAACTGCTAGGATTAATTATGACCGTTTGTCTAAGCCAATAGACCAACTAGAAAGTATTGCTAAATTAGCTGATAAGTCTATTTCTCCTGAAACAGAAAAGATTTACATTGGTCAATTTTCTAAAGGTTTAAAAGAACTAAAGCAATCAGGTGCAGTTTCTGATCGTCAAATTGCAAGACTTGAAGCTATTAAAGAAGATTTGGCTAGAGGTAAATTTGCTGCTACTGCTGGTAAATCAGTAGGTTCAGACACCGTTCAAAAGTTGGTTTATAACAACTTAATGAACGAAACTGGATTGCCAATATCTGCAAGTAACCGACTAGGTAAATTTGTTTATGGTGATATTAATGAGCAAATGAAAAATAAATTGGCTGAAGCAATGATTTCGCCACAAGAAACATTAAGATTAATGCGTTTGGGTAATCAACCAAAAGCTAATCTGACCCAGAAGCAACGCAACGATTTAGCTAGACTTTTAACAATACAGAGCGCTCAAGGCTCTGTACAAGGATTAAGCGGAGATAATAATGAGTAGAAACGGTAGCGGTACATATTCTTTACCAGTAGGTAACCCAGTAGTTACAGGCACTACGATTAGCTCTACATGGGCTAATTCAACCCTTACTGATATTGCTGGTGCTTTAACAGATTCTCTAGCTGCAGATGGTCAAACCACAGCTACTGGCAATCTAAACATGGGTACAAACCGCATTACCAATCTCTCAGATGGCACTTCTTCTAGTGATGCTGCTTCTGTAGCTCAAGTTACTTCTGCTGTAGCTATTACTGGTGGCACGATTAACGGAACAACGATTGGGGCAACAACTCCATCTACAGGCGAATTTACTCGCTTAAAGATAGATAGTTTTGCTAAAGAAGCTGTCAGTATTGTAGCTGGCGCTCCTTCATCCACTACAAACTTTGACATTATTACTTCTGCTGTTCAGTATTACACTTCCGATGCGACAACTAACTTTACGCTTAATCTGCGTGGAAACTCTAGCACATCATTAAATAGCATTATGTCTATTGGTGAAAGCGCTACGATTGCTTTGTTTGTAACTTGTGGTGCTACTGCTTACTACCCAACTGCATTTACTATAGATGGGACAAGCGTTACTCCTAAATGGCAAGGTGCTTCTGCTCCTGCTGGTGGTTACGCAAGCTCTGTTAATGTGTATGCAGCCAATGTACTAAAAACTGCTGACGCTACCTTTACTGTATTTGTTTCACAAACTCAATTTGCATAATGCCAATACTACAGACTAGAGGCTCTCTTTCTGCCAAAGCATTAGGATTTACTAATGTAGGCCCTTTGCCAATTAGCTACCTTGTTGTAGCCGGTGGTGGTGGTGGTGGTTCAACTAGGGGCGGTGGCGGAGGCGGTGCTGGTGGTATGTTGGCTTCTACAGGTCAGCTAACTACTGGTCAAACCTATGCAATCACTATTGGAGCTGGTGGCGCAGGTGCGCTTGGAGGTGGTACTAATGGCACTAATTCTTCTGTTGGTAGCGTAATAACAGCTATTGGTGGCGGTACTGGTGGCGGTAACTACTATGGCGCTAGTGCTAGTGGTACTTCTGGCGGTTCAGGTGGCGGAACAAACAATACATTTGCTGGACAACTTCCATTAGGTAGTGTTGGCGCTGGTACTTCAGGTCAAGGAAATAGCGGTTTTACATCTGGAGCTAGTGGTCAACAAACTGGCGGTGGCGGTGGTGGCGCAGGTCAAACTGGTGGATCATTGCAATACAACGGTGGTACTGGTTTACAAAACTCTATTCGTACTGGCTCTGCTACTTACTATGCTGGCGGTGGCGGTGGCGGTGGCGGTGACAATGAAAACCCAGGTCAATATGGAACTGGCGGTTTAGGAGGTGGCGGTCAAGGTGGCCCAAGTGGATTAAGTCCAGCTTATGATGGTTACCCAGGCACAGTTAATACCGGTGGTGGTGGTGGAGGTTCAGGCGGTACATTAGGAACTCCTACCGTTGGTGGTACAGGCGGTTCAGGTATTGTTGTTATTCGCTATGCTGCTACTGCACAACGCAGTACAGGTGGCACAGTAACATCTTATTCTTCAGGTGGTTTGACCTATTGGGTTCATACTTTTACTTCTAGCGGTACTTTTAGAGCTTAATTATGTCTTTTGAAATCGACCCTGTTCGTTATGGTGTTCTTTGGCAAAAGGTTGAAGATTATGAGCGTAAGTTAAGCTCTATGGAAAAGAAAATGGACAAAATGGAAGCCAATCTTGAGCAATTAGTTGCTATGGCTAATCGGTCTAAAGGTTCTTTATGGGCTTTGATGGGTGTGGCTTCTGTTGTAGGTGCAATTATTAGCTTTATAACCGACTTCTTTTTTAAAAAATGAAGATGTACAGGTCAAAAACCATGTGGTTTTCATTAGCCATGATGGTGTTTGGCGCTATAGAAATGTACTTTCCTTACCTAAGAGATAACATTGATCCTAAGTACTATGGCCCTATCTTTATGATTATTGGGGTCATATGTGCTATTTTGCGGTTTTACACTACACAACCATTGGAAAAATAATGAGTTATATCCTTTATCCGTTTTTAGTAGTTATTAATCTTATTGGCACAATCCTTACATTTCCATTGGCTTTTATATTAGCAATCTTAAAAGAAGATAAAGAAGGTTGGCTTGATAATGGCACTAAATGGGGTGTTGGCCCTAGACTTTTTAAGTGGTTGTCATGGTTTCAAACACCTGACAATAGCTTAGATGGTGACCACGGTTGGGAAGCTAATCACAGCCATTCTTGGTGGTCTAGGGTTCAATGGTTATGGCGTAACCCTTTCTATGGCTTTGCAGTCAAATACCTACATGGCACAGATGGCATGAGCTATTCAGGTGATTTACATTGTGATGAGAGTCACCCTGGTCATTTGCTAGTCAAAGGTCAAGGTCTATTCCAATATGTATTGTTTAAACCTTTATTTGGCAAGACTTTATATCTTAATTTAGGCTGGAATATTCGTGCTTTAGTTGACCCAGCGTATATTAACGACCCTAATAATGCAGCTTTTATTGCTGATTATCCTGCTACTTTTGCGTTTTCACCAAGGTTAGTTTAATGTTTGGAATCAATATTTATGCCATTATTGCTGTGGTTGCTGTGGCCCTATTTTGTGGGGGGTTTGTTAATGGTTGTTCCTATCAGCAGAGTAAAGCAGAAAAGACCATCCGAGACAAAGAACACCAATACCAAGCAGAATCGGACAAGATAAGGAAAACCAAAGATGAACAAATTAAAGTTATTAATAATCAGCTTGTTGATGCCATTAGTGGGTTGCGTAGCCGTACCAGTAGTCCCACAAAAACCGTCAATGGACAAGATTGCAACGGACAAACCCTTTCTGCCCCAGATGCAGAATTTCTTATCAGGGAAGCTGCCAGAGCAGACGAAATAAGGATTGGTCTACAAGCCTGTTATCAACAATATGATTCCTTAAAGTAATGGCTGAGTTAAACCAAGTCAACGCCAAAGAAACATTTTTAGGCGTTTTAAACTACATAGATAGCCCTTTTAAGCTAGGTGTAGTAGTCCTTCTTGCTTTCCTAAGTTTTGCTGGTTATTTTGTTTGGGAAAACCAAGCAATTATGATTGGCGCTTACGAAAAATCTAAAGAGCGACCTACTCTTAATTCATCTAAATTTGACCAAGCTGCTAGAACTGTATTTAAAGGTGCTAATGCAGATGTTGTTGTTATTTTTAGTGTAGATACTATCCTTGGAAAGCGTGTTGTAGAACGCATTTATCTACCGGATGGCGCAAGACATAAAGAGTTTGATGATAACGATATTGGTTTATTTAACAAAAGCCCAAATAACAATAGCGATATTATTCGCCTTATGGCTAATGAAGTGCCTTGTGGCAATTACCCAAAAGCACAATCTGAAATAGGTATTTGGTACAAAGAAATAGGCATTAATTACACTTGCCGTATATCTATACCGCCTGATAGCAACCAATTTATAGGTCAAATGACTGTAGGATGGAAAGAAAAGCCCAAAGATGACCCTGAAGCAATCTTATCAATTTCTGCATTAATGCTATCTAAAAAATGAAATACATTGTTGCCGTAATGTTAGCTGGATGTACTGTACAGCCTACCGTAAACTCTGTTCCAAGGTGTTATTCAATTAACGCTGACAGAACAATTTCTATTTTCCATTGTCCACAACCACTTAAAAACGATAAAGTATGAACTCTGAACAATTAAAAACCCTTGGCATTAGTGAAGAATGGCTAGAGCCACTTAACGAAACCTTTGAAAAGTATGATATTTCTACTCCTAAACGCCAGGCTTGCTTCATTGGTCAATGTATGCACGAATCCGGTGGCTTTAAGTTTTTAAAAGAAAACCTTAATTATTCTGCTGCTGCGCTTATGCGTACATGGCCTTCTCGCTTTCCTGATATGGATACTGCTGAAAAGTATGAAAGAAATCCTGAAAAGATTGCTAATAAAGTGTATGGTGGGCGTATGGGCAACACCGAGGAAGGTGATGGCGCTAAATATATAGGTAGAGGCTTAATTCAGCTTACCGGCAAGGAAAACTATGCAAACTGCGGACTTGGTATTGGTGTGGATTTGCTTGGGAATCCTGATTGGTTATCTAATCCTAAATATGCGTCTTTAAGCGCTGGATGGTTTTGGAATAAAAAAGGTTTAAATGCTTTAGCTGATACTATGGACATTGAAACTATGACCAAAAGAATTAATGGCGGTTCAATCGGTATTGCAGACAGAACCGCCAAGATCAATAAGGTCTTAGACTTACTTGCTTAAGCCTGAAGCTAGTCTATTGGCTTTAAACAAGTAATCATTTCTAACGGTGGAAGGCGCTACAAATCCGTAGGCTTTCCATGTTTTCATTACATCTGCCCCACTTGAATATTTAAAAGTGCTATTTGGTGAAATTGCTAGTTTGTCGCTCATAACTTCCTCCTCATAAATTCCATAAAACGGTATAGGTTCTTCAAAGCTAATTTGACCCTTACCTTTGACATTAATAGTAAAACTACCATCTTGTTCTTTAATGACATTAGTCTCTTTCATGTTGCACTCCTATCTATAAGTCGGTTATTAGCTTGTAAAGTACGCCATATTTCCACTCTTAACTGCGCTGCAGTCATCTTCCACTTCAATGACTCCTCTACTTCTACAGCAGCCTTTAAGCCTTCTAAAAGCTCTCTGTATTCGGTTCTAGCATAGGCATCTCGTTCTTGCCCTGCCATAGTATCTACACCAGCTAAAAACGCTTCTTGCATAAGTAGGGCTTTTTTGGACTTACGAAACTCCTCTAGGTAAACCCTTTCAGATTTAGCTTTAGCAAATAAATTAGCATTTTTAAGTAAAAAGTCTACTGCTGCGTTTGGGTTAATTTCTTCCATTTTCCAATCTTTCCATTAATAATTTCCATGCGATTGATGCCACTCTAGATACTTGTCCATTTCCAATGGCTTTAAGTCTGTCCACTCTTGCGGCCACCCCATCAGCCACTCGACCCAGGTTGGGTTCAGACGGCCAGTCGTATTGGGAGCTTCTTCGCTCATTACCACTTCCCCCAAATTGCTTTTCCAAAATTTGTTGTTTGGGTCTAAATGCCGACTTATTGCATGACGAGAATCTTGACAAACTTGGGTTGGCCACATCCTCCTCCCTACTACTGTTTCTAAATTGGGGTTTCGTTTCTCGTTCCAAGCTATTTCTTGGCTTATTGTTGATGCCATTGCTGAACAACTTCTTGGAGTTGGCCACATCTCCATTCTTTTCTTCAACGCTTTCCGACTGTTGCTCCCACCATCTAGCCCTGTTGTATTTGGAGTGTGAAAGAAATTCTCGTTGTTTGGCACATATCCATATTCTTTCTCTAAGGTGAGGTGCGCCCACATTTGCTGCTCCAAGCACTCCCCATTCCGCATCGAACCCCATTTTGGCCAAATCTCCGAGAACAACTCCAAGTCCTCTAGAAGTGAGCATTGGTGAGTTTTCCACAAAGACAAATTTTGGTCGTACTTCGTGAATGATGCGAGCCATGTGCTTCCACATTGAACTTCTATTTCCTTCAATTCCTGCTCCGTTTCCGGCTGCAGATATGTCTTGACAGGGAAATCCTCCTGAAACAACATCAACAATTCCTTTCCAAGGTTTTCCGTCAAAGGTTTGAACATCATCCCAAATTGGGAAACTCGGTAAAAGTCCGTCATTTTGTCTAGCGCACAGTACGCTTGCTGGATATTGTTCCCACTCAACTGCACAAACTGTTCTCCATCCAAGGAGATGTCCCCCAAGTATTCCTCCACCAGCGCCTGCGAAAAGAGCCAACTCATTCATTTATCCTCCAAATATAGTTTTGTGCCAGCAAAAGCATCTTCTTTAAACTGCTGGCTTCTGACATCAAACCAAAGTTTTAAAGTGCCTGTCCAATCTGCATGGCGTTGTTTAGAAACAATTAAAGCTGCATCTGCTACGGTATTGTCTTTAACGCCCATAGCCTCTGTTTCTCGCTCTTTTTTAATGTTTCTAGCAATAATCATCACATTGTCTACAAGGTCAGAAATAGCGCCTGAACCCTTCAAGTCAAACTTATTGGCGGTTTCTGCCTCATCATTGCCCTTACGGACATGGTGAACCAAAAATATATGAATATTCATTTCTTTGGCAACTTCACATAGCCGATTCATAAAATCTTTTTGACCATCGTAATCTTGCTCACCTCTTGTGCATTTAGTCAAAGAATCAATCACTACATGGTCTACCTTTAACTCAATAGCTGCATAACGACAAAGACTAATAACCTGCCAAGGCTCTAGGCTACCTACATGGTTGTAAAGGTAAAAATGGTCTAATTTCCATTCCATAAATTTACTTACATCTTTAGGTTCAGGAATGTAAATACCTGTAGCTTGCTTAGTCATTCTGGCTAAAGTAGATACTGGAGGCATCTCTAATGAAGCCATAAGCAACTTAGAACCATGACTAACAATGTCCAAAGAAATTTGCCCTAAAAGCAATGATTTTCCATGCCCATTGACTCCAGCCAAAACAGTAACTTCTTTTTTACGAAATCCTATCTTTTGGTCAGCAGATTGAAAAGGCAATTTGTCACCCAAAATGCCATGTTTTCTAGTTTCAAAATACTCAATCAATTCATCTTCAAAATCAGACTTCTCACTAACCATGTTTCGTATCTCTGAGTATTCAGCATACTTTTGTAGGTCAATATCAACTAACATAAATTTCGTTCTCACTATCCAAACAAATTAAAAATTCAGGTTTACTGTCAGATACGACTGCAACCCATGATGAGAATAGGCTGTCAGAGCCTTCAGAATGAATCAGGTGAACCTTTTGACCCTTTAGGTATGGTAGGGTATCAACTTTAGGTCTGCGCTTGCCTGTAACGATTGTGGCGCTTCCCACAAATTTGGTGTTATAGACTTCACCAGGCAGTAAATATTCATCTTTTTTAATAAAAGGCTGTTCGTCAGGTTTGAAATCTCCATGTTTTCCAACAAGAATAAAAATACCTTCAAATTTCTGACCTTTTGCCAAATGCTCAATTACAAAGTTTTCACCAATCATCACTTCCTCCTTAAAAAATATCGTTATACGGCTTTACTGTAATCTCATCTTCCCATCTTTTATCTCTTAGCCAGCGTTCAGCATCCTTACGAAATTTGCGTTCTGTATTCTTGGCTTGTAGGGTAGCTTTGTGAAGTATGGTTTTCACTAGCTCACCATCTGGCTTAATACTTTTCCAAATCTTAAAAGCATTAGCTTTTCCTACTGGCTTGTCGTAAGCCTTCCAAAAAGAATCAAACTCATTGGAATACAAATTCGCTTTTGTCTCTGTCTCTGTCTCTGTCTCTGTCTCTGGGATAGCAACTTGATAGCAGTCTGCTAGCATCGTGCTAGCATTAAGAAAAAATCCTTTATCCATCAATGGTTTAAGTCCTGATCTAATCTCTTTTTCAGTCAAATGCAACCTAAAAACTAACTCATCAAGGCTAGCATCAAAAATACCCTCTTTTGACTCGCTTGCTAACAACCACAACAAAGGCGCTAGCGCTTTGCTAGCAAGTGGCAAGCACATAAAATCTCTGTCTCTAAGCAAGTCATGGTGCAACTTAATCCAAGGTGGCAAACGATCTTTGTAATGCTGAAATTCAGACCATTTTTTAGGTATAAGTTTCATTTCAGTCCTTTTTGAATAGGTCTGGTCGTAGCTGTTCTCTTGTTACTCTAAGGCTTGAAAGTTCCTCAATCTTGGCTAAATACTTCAATGGAATCTTACTTTCACCCCAAAAATATATAGCGTTTGGTGTAAGTCCTAGCTTTTCAGCTAACTCTTTTACTCCTCCAAATTCAATAATTAGTAAGTCTAATGGCTTCATTTGCTTCCTTTCGTTGTTTTTGCTACTATAACAGAATATTTAAATTAAGCACAATAAATTTAATACTAGGGAAAGTCCTAATAAAATAATTAAATAAAGTTGTTGTTTTTTAAAAAAATGGTGTATAGTAGAGTCTAGTTCAACAGTAAAGGAGTAAGTGATGAAAACAACAGTAATTGATTGGGTAGGCGTAATTCTTCTTGGTATTGCATTGGGCGTGATGTTTGCGTTAGGTGTTTAAGATGATGTCAATGCACGATAGATACTACGAGCCTGAAGATGATGATTCTGATTTGCTTGATGAGCGAATTGCAGAATTAATGAAGTCTGACTATGACCCTACAGAATATGCACATTTTGCAGAGGGTATTTCAGAAGCTAAAGAAGCTGACTGCCAGGCAGTTGAAAACATTCTTAAACAACCAAAGATTGACTACGAAGCACTAGGTCGTAAGCTATTCTGCATGGCTTATGATTACATGGAGAAGTTTGCAGAAAATCATGCTCAAGAAGATTTGAGTGCTGGCTTTTTAAACGATTAAGGAATAAGTGATGACTACATACAACGAAATACGCAAAATTAATGTTAACGAGCATACTGAAAAAAAAGGTAAATTTACCTACCTTTCATGGGCTTGGGCAGTCGACCAATTACTACAACTAGACCCAACTGCTACTTGGACTCATAGTAAACCTGAGTCTTTTGAAGATGGCTCAATGATGGTTTTTTGCTCAGTTACAGCATTTGGCAAAACCATGACTTCAATGTTGCCTGTTATTAACAATCAAAACAAGCCAATTATTAAACCATCGGCAATGGATGTAAATACGGCAATGCAACGCAACCTAGTTAAGGCGATTGCGCTACATGGGCTTGGTTTATACATATATGCTGGTGAAGATATTCCAGATGAGCCAACACCTGACTTAACTGAAGCATCTAATTTTTGGATAGAGCAAATTAACCTATGCAAAACCATGTCAGAATTAAAAGATGCCTATGGCAAAGCCTATGCTGTTGTTTCTAAAGACAAAAACGCAGTCCAGTTGATTGCTAACGCTAAAGACTTAAAGAAAGTAGAGTTAGCATGACCACATTTACTACTGAAGATAGAATTGCCGTAGAACAAGGTACACCTGAATGGCATGAGTTACGCAGAGGCAAAGTAACTGCATCTAGGGTGGCTGACATATTGGCAAAGACAAAGACAGGGCCTTCAGCTAGTCGACAAAACTATCTGATTGAGCTTGCCTTGCAACAAGTTACAAAGACCATAGAGGAATCATATACCAATGCTGCAATGGAATGGGGTACACAAACTGAACCACAAGCTAGGGTTGCTTACGAAGTTAAAACAGGTAATTTTGTTGACCAGGTTGCATTTGTTGACCATCCTACTATTTCTGGGTTTGGGTGCTCTCCTGATGGACTTGTTGGTGATAGTGGACTTATTGAGATTAAATGCCCTAATTCCGCAACTCATTGGAGTTACATAAAAGCCAATGCACCGCCCAACAAATACTTTATTCAAATGCAAGCTCAGATGGCAGTTACAGGGGCTAAATGGTGCGATTTTGTATCTTTTGACTCAAGGATGCCAGAGCGTAGTCAGCTTTTAATAGTAAATGTACCTAGAGATAATGAATACATCTTATACATGGAAACAGAGATCAAGCAGTTTTTAAGTGAAGTACAGGCAGAAGTTAAATTAATGGAGAATCAATAATGGCAATTCAATATTTTGTAAAAGCAGCAGTATCCGAGTACGAAGATAAAACCGATGGCAAGATGAAAAAACGCTATCAGTCTATTGGCGTAATTATGGATACCAAGCATGGATTAATGCTCAAACTAGAGACTTTGCCATTGTTTGCGCTAAAAGAAGGTGGTTTATTAGCTTACCTTAACCCACCGGAAGATAAAGCAATTCCTACGCAGCAAGTTTCTAAAGACTTTAAAGACGATGTACCTTTCTAAGGAGAAAACCATGAAAAAATTAACATTAGTATTAGCAGCAACATTTTTTGTAGTTGGTATGGCTTCTGCTCAATACGCTAACTGCTGGCAACAGTATGTATGCGGTGGCGGTGGCTGCCAATGGGTAACTATTTGCCGATAACAATAGGGGGGAAACCCCCTTTTTTGAAAGTGATGAATATGGACAATGAACCAGTAGCGTGGATGGTGGAAGTAAAAAATGACATAGAGATTTTCTTTAGAAATGAATGGGCTGAAAAACACGCAAGCCTTCACAAAGTTAATGCTATTCCACTCTACACCCATCCAGCAAAGACACTAACAGATGAGGAAATAGAGGGCATAGCAAAGGCTAATGTTGATGGTCATTCGTCAATGGAACAATTGAAATGGTTTGCTAAAGCAATACTAAGAAAGGCGCAAGAGAAATGATAAAGACTTGGCAAGAACGATGTGAAATACATCCTGACCATCAAACAGGCATGATTACATACCAGATGATTCAAAATAGGATGCAAGAAGAAATTGATGACCTTAGAGATGCTTTGGAAAAAACACTAACAGATGAGGAAATAAAAGAAGTGATAGCCAACATTGCTCATTATGGAAACATAGCCAAAGATGATTATGTAAGTTTTGCTAGAGCAATACTAAAAAAGGCGCAAGAGAAATGAAACCAATTAAAGGTGGATTGCAAGATATTTACGATATGAGCCAAACAGAAGTTGGTGAAAAGCTATTTCTAAAGCAACAAACCATAGCCAAAATTGAAAAATCTGCGATTGAAAACTTAAAAAGGGTATTTGCAGAACAAAAAATTAATGTGAAAGATTATTTAAATGACTGATTACGCACTACCACTTATTGTTTTACGCAAGTTAAGCCAAGATTACGAAGCTGCCATGCTCAAACACCAATGGGCTTTGGCCTACCAAATATCTACTGATATGGTTGAAATGGCTTTAAAACTGCAAGATGTAGCTGATGCAGATTAAAAAGTTTGACCAGGCACTCCATGACAAGTACGACCCACCAGCTAGAGCAGCAGTAGCAAAATGGGTTGAAAAGACATGGGGGCTTCAATGTAAAGACAATCCTGATAAGTATGGAACAGACTTGATTGTGTATAGGGATGGTATACAAGTAGGCTTTATTGAGGTGGAAGTGCGAAGCTGGAATCCATGCCCATTTAAGACTATTCATGTACCTGTACGCAAAAAGCATATGCTAGAAGTGCCTAAAACCCTATTTTTTGCACTTACGCAAGATTTAAGCCATGCCTATTGGATAACTGGGGACAAAACTTTAACCTACGAAACCGTAGAGATGAAAGACGATTCTAAGCATGAGGCTTATTATGATGTCCCTAAATCCTTGTTTAACTATGTCAAGCTATGACCAAGAATGAAAAAGAACACTACAGAAAAGTTGCTGAACTGGGATGCTCATTATGTAGGCATCAAGGCAACGAGGGAACGCCAGCAGAACTGCATCACATTAGACGAACTTCTAAGCGAAGTAATGCCCCTGTTATCGGACTCTGCCCCTATCACCATCGAGGATCAAATACCAGTATTCATGGAATGGGCCGTAAGCGATTTGAAAGGGAATATGGGATTACTGAAGAAACATTACTCTCTCAGACACTTAGGCTATTAAATGTTGATTCTTAACCTACCTTTACCACCTTCTGTAAACTCTTATCGCACTATATTTAGGGGTAGGATGGGTATCAGCAAGGCAGGTAGAGAGTTTAAAGAAAAAGTACAAGACTATGTTCTTGAATATAGAGTGCCAAAATTAGGCTCTGCTAGGCTTGAAATGAAGGTAATAATTTACCCTAGAGATCGCAGAAAGCAAGATATTGACAACAGAATTAAGGCTTTATGGGATGCCCTTGGCGATGCTGGCGTATTTGATGATGACGAACAAATTGATGTTTTGATGATTGAGCGTGGTGAAATTAAAAAGGGCGGTGGTGTACTTGTAATGATTGATATATTAGAAGATAATGTAATGGCGTGAGGCTTTTGCCCCTTAATTGGGGCATTTTTTTAGGAGCAGTAAATGAACGAGAACATGGCGCTTTTTCTAGCAACTTTGCTGCATAGCTCAACCAATACGCATTTTGCTCATTGGTCTACTGATTCCTACTCAAAACACAAAGCATTAGGTCACTACTATGAGGACATTCTGCCTTTGGTAGATAGTCTGGCTGAGTCTTACATGGGCTGCTATGAGCAAATCAAAGTATTCCCAAATACCTACAATATGCCTAAAGACCCAGTTAAATACATGGAAGCACTTAACAATTTTGTTATGGATGCTCGCAAAGACTTGCCCCAAGAGTCCCAAATTCAGAACATCATTGACGAAATTGCTCAGTTGATTGATTCAACCCTATACAAACTGCGTTTTCTTAAATAATGCAATTAGTCGGCTTATCTGCCCTTGAGTACGATGAGCAATACTACTCAGAGCATAAAGATGCCAACCTTGATTACCTAGGTCATGGCTACTGGCAAGAAGAGTACGCCAAGATGGTATCTAAGGGTTTACCACTAGGTTCTACTGTATTTGATGGTGGATGTGCTTGTGGCTCAATTCTCAATGGATTCAAGAAGTTAGGCTTTAAAACTATCGGAATGGACTTGTCTGCTTATATGATTGAGCTAGGCACAGAACACTTTGATAACAATGAGCTAATCTGCGGATCACTTACTAGAATTCCATTAGAGGATAACTCTGTAGACCTAGTACACTCTGCTCAAGTTTTAGAGCATATACCTCAAGAACTTATGGATGACATCATCTCTGAGTTTGAGCGCATCTTAAAACCAGGTGGTCGTATGTTCTTATGCTTAGATGCCATAAGAGACAGTGAAACTAAGGAAATGTATATGGGTGATCCCACTCATGTGAACATCCAACCCATTGAATATTGGGCAAAATTAATTAAAAAAGGGAATTTACTATTTGATGTACAAAGGTATAATGACTTTGTGCGCTCAGAGTATCGACCTACTAAGGAAGTGGATGCTAACTTCTTTGAGGCTTACCCTTATTGGAGCGTATTTACTTTAATCAAGGAATAGCTATGCCACTCGATAAATCAGGTTCAGCCCAATCAGTAGGCAAGAACATCAAAGCAGAAATGAAAGCTGGAAAGCCTAAAAAACAGGCAGTAGCTATTGCACTTAATGTAGAACGAGATAACGCCAAAGGTAAGCGTAAAGCTACTTTGGAAGAAGCATACGGCAAATTCCTTGGAAAGCGAGAAGCAGAATGAAACCAATGAGCCGCACATACAAAAAAGAAGATGCTTTGCTAAGACCTCATAAAGAGTCTACCCTTGAAAAACAAGTAAAAGAGCGTATGAAGCCAAAGTTACAAGAGATGGCAGTAGGTGGTAAGGGTGATTTACTTAACCCACTTATCAATAAGCGTATGGCTCGTAAGAAAGCATTATTAGATGCTATGAACCAAATCCATGATCCTGATATTGCTTAAAAAATAGGCTACAATAAAACCATTACAAATCAACTACTTGAGAATGTATGGACAAAAAAGTGTCGAAATCTGTAGAAAAGAACTTAAATAGGGCTGGTCGTAAGGCTGGAGTGCCTAATAAGTCTACGACTGAGCTTAAAGAAGCCATTGCTGCTTTTACTTCAAGAAACGCAGACAAGATAGATATGTGGCTCAATGAAATTGATGATCCTGCTAAGAGACTAGACCTTTACTTCAAAGCTCTTGAATACTCTATGCCTAAATTAGCTAGAAGTGAGCTAGTAGGCGATAAAGAACAACCAATCAGCGTAAGCCTAATACAGTTTTGAGTAACATTAGATTGCCTAATAACTGGATTCCTAGGGATTACCAGTTAAAAGCATGGCGCTATATGCAAGCTGGTGGCAAACACGCAGAAATTGTTTGGCATCGAAGAAGCGGTAAGGATGAGCTAGGTTTGCATTGGACTGCGGTAGCTGCCTTTCAAAGGGTGGCTCAGTATTGGTATATGCTCCCTGAATACTCTCAAGCTCGAAAAGCCATTTGGGACGCTATTAACCCACATACCGGTAAGAAGCGTATTGATGAGGCTTTCCCATTAGAACTGCGTAAAACCACTCGTAATGACGAGATGAAGATAATCTTTAAGAATGGCTCATCATTTCAAGCAGTAGGCTCAGATGACCCTTCAAAGCTCGTTGGCTCACCGCCAGCAGGTATTGTGTACTCAGAGTGGGCATTATCTAATCCAGCAACTAGGGCATACCTTAGACCAATCCTTATGGAAAACGGTGGATGGCAGATATTTAACACTACTCCAAGGGGTAGAAACCATGCTTACACCACATTAGAAGCAGCTAGAAGTAATCCTGATTCGTTTGCTCAAGTGCTAGATGCTACACAAACAGGCATATTTACACCTGAACAGCTAGAAGCAGAGCTAAATAACTACATTGCAGACTTTGGTGAGGATTATGGGCGCTCAAAGTTTGAGCAAGAGTACCTATGCTCATTTGATGCTGCCAATCTTGGGGCTATATTAGCTCGTCAAATCACCATTTCAGAGCGTAATGGCAAGATAAACGATGATGTTAGCTTTGACCCTGAAGGTCAGCCAATACAGATAAGCGTTGACATTGGTCGTAGAGATACAGCAACCTGGTGGTTCTGGCAGCCTGTCATTGGGGGCTATAACATCATTGATTATGACTCAGGCTTTGGTATTGATGCTGAAGAATGGGCGCATCGAATCCACAAAAAGCTATGTCAGTATGAATTAAAAGGTCAGCGTAACCCATTGGGTTGTATCTGGTTGCCACATGACGCTAGAACTAAGACATTTTCAGCTAAAGAATCAGCTATAGAGATATTCCTTAAATTCTTTGGTAATGACAAGTGCGACATTACACCATCAACCTCTATTGCTGACCGTATTAACGCTGCAAGGGTGGTTATTCCTAGGGTTAAGTTTAATAAGTCTAAATGCAAGATTGGATTGGATGGTCTAAGGGCATGGAGCTATGCTTACAACGACATTACTAAGACCTTTGGCTCATCTCCTTTACATGATTGGGCATCACATGATGGAGATGGCTTTTCTTATGGTTGTCAGATTATGCAAATGGCTTCTCCATTGCCACCTCCAATAGAAGAAATGAAAGGTATTACTGTAGGACAGACTAAAGTAAGCCTTAATGAATTGTGGAAAGAGACAAAAGTTGTAACAAAGACTAGGATTTAAACAAAATTCAAGTAAAATAAGCTAACATTTCGCCAAAATCTTCAACATTAGGGCAACATTATGGCAAACGACAAAGCAACGGTGAATCACTCATACGAGGATTGGTATAAAACAATCATGGGCTATGAGCGCCAATATAAGCGTTGGGAAGCCAGAGCAGACCGAATTGTTAAGAAATACAAGGATGACAGTCGTTATGACCGCAATCCTAATGCTAGGTTCAACATCCTTTGGTCAAATGTCCAAACCATTCAACCAGCTATCTTTGCTAGATTGCCAAGACCGGATGTTTCTAGGCGGTTTCGTGATAACGATCCAATAGGCCGAGTCGCATCAATGATGCTTGAGCGAGCGCTTGAGTATGAGATTGAACATTATGGTGACTACAAATCAGCAATGAATAATGCAGTACTAGACCGCCTTCTTGGTGGTCGTGGTGTTTCTTGGGTTCGCTATGAGCCACATTTTGCAGTTGATGAAGCAGGAGAACCTGACGATGGCTTCCAAGTTACCGAAGATTCAGATGAAGCAGAGACACCTGAAGCGCAAGAAATTGAGAATCCAGAGCGT